AAAAGTAAGAGTTGGCCGCGGAAGTTGGCCTTTACCATATTGAAAACCTTCTGCCTGAACAGGAAATCTTGTATATGCGTTGCCCTGCCAAATTATTTCGCCGTTATCTTTTAAACTTGTTCCCGCATGAAAACGATAAGTTGTTGTCGCGCCATGTAATGAATTATCAAGCGTCAAAGTAAAAAGTTCAATTACCGCTGACGGATTAACTTTTTGTAAATCACTTACAATCTTATCTGAACTCACGGCTCGAATACCTGTCTAAATGTAGCGCTGATTGATGCCCTGTTATTGTATGGAATACTTTTGTTCCAACCTTCGCAAACAAATAATTTTGCACCTGAAAGAGTAATTGAAACATTTCCAGAATTTGTTGCGCTTGAAGCCGCTGTAACTGTAAATGTATTTGCATCAACCGCTGTTGCAACTGTAAAAGAACCATCGGTTGCAGAACCAGTTGTGTAGTCAATCGTCAAAACATCGCCGATTGCAACGCCGTGATTTGAAATTGTAATTGTTACTGTGGTTCCTGATTGTGAATAAGTTCCTGTTTTTGTAAAGCCTTCGCCGGGCGGTGTAAATGTAAAACTTTCCTGATCGTTTGCGCGACTATCAAGAAACGCTTCAACTACATCTGATTCAGTTTCACTTAATTCAAAATTTACATTATAAACTTTAGGGTTTTGATTACTTGCTAATCCAAAAAATATTCTCTGTTCAAATCCATCTGCAAATCTTACTGTGCGAACAGCGGGCGCAGATTTTTTTGAAAATCCCTGATATGTGGGTGTGACGCTTGGAAAAGTTGCCATTTTAAGTTGCTAATAAACCGCCCGGTCTTTTTTGTTTTATTAATTCTGATTGTATCGCCGAAGCAAGAGCAACGCCAAGTTCTTTTCCGCGATTTTCATTTGCATTTGATTGCATACCTTCAGCGGAAACATTTACGTTTATATTATTTACAATGCCACCGCCTGCGCCGCCGATTTGATTATTTGGGATAATAGTACCCGCAGAGCGAGGAACAAAGATTTCCGGGCCACGCTCGCCCACGATTGAAGGTTTTCCTACAGGCGGCCTTCCTCCATTTGCAAACCCTAAGAATGAGCCAAATTTTGTTCCACCAAATAAACCAGTAAGAGCCATTTGAACTCCAAGTCTTAACAAGGACGATGCAAGATCATTAATAATTGATTTAGCCGCTTCTCCGAGAGTTCTTGTTCCCTCTATAGCACCGACTAGAGCATCAGTAATACCTGTTCCAATATCTTCTCCAATCTGTTTAAAAGCGCCATTAATTTTTTTTGCAATTTCTTCTTGTTTTGTCATTATTTCAACTTTTTTCTTCAATAATTCTTCTTGTTTTATTAAATCTATAATTTGCTGTGCATCTAATTCCCCAAATTTTTCTTTTAACTCATTTATTCTTTGCTCCATGTTAAATTCTTCTTCTTTGCCTGCAAGTTTCGCTTCCATCGCAGAAATATTTTTCAAAAGTGCAATTGTTTGATCGTTAAATGCTTTATCAAGAGCAAGTTGCGCATCCCTTTCTTTTTCTCCTTGAAGAATTATTGATCTTTCTTTAAGTATTTCAAGTTCACGTTCTAACGCTTTTCTTCTGCCCGCATCATTTCGATTTGTTCCTAAATTAGAAAGTTCAAATTCTTTGTTTGCAATAGTAAGGCTATTCAAAGCGGCTTCTGTTTGTGGTGCCGTTTCAGTAATCCCTTTTATATTATCGTCAAAGGCTTTTGCGGCATCCGCGGCTTCTTTTGCTGAATTTTTATTGTCAATAAATTTTGCGGCTAAAGTTCCTAAAATAACAATCGCCGCCCCGATACCTGTTTTTATTAATGCTATTTTTAAGGCTGAAAGAGCAATTGTCGCTTTTGTAATACCACCCGCGGCCAAGAATGAAGAAGCCGCAACTCCTTTCAAACCAGTTGAAGCCAACGCTGAATTGATGGCGGCAACCTGAAAAGATGTTGCCAAAGTTGCCAATTGTCCAATTATAACAGGCGTTATAAGTGCAACACCTTTTGCGGCAACAGCTATTGCTGTAAATATTAAAGTAACTTGACCCGCACCCGACTTTACAAAATTAGTTATTGCTTCAGTTACTTTTGTTATTGCTCTAATTACAGGTAAAACAGCGGGCGCCAATTGATCGCCAAATGCCCTTGATAAATTTTCAGCTTCATTTCCTAAATTTTTAAATACTTGTGTCGGGTCATTTTCTAACAATGCCTTCAAAGAATCTGCGCCATCAAGTTCAACTTTTTTTAACGCTCTTATTACAACGTCACTTGTTAATTTTCCTTCAGATGCAAATTTTTTAAGTTCTCCAATTGTTACGCCAAGTTCTGCCGCGATAGGCGCAAGAATTGTTGGAACCTGTTCTGCAATACTTCTAAATTCATCGCCTTGTAAGCGTCCAGAACCTAAAGCCTGTGCCAATTGCCTGAAAGCGTTTGAACTTTCCATTGCTGACGCTCCCGCCAGTTTTGCCGCTGTGTTAAATCCAATAAATGTTGTTCTTATATCTTCAACACCAACGCCCAAAGGTTGCAAACGTGCAGTAATATTTGTTATTCCTTCAAGCGCTTCTGTTGCACTCAATCCAAACAATTTTTGCGCTTCTGCCGCTATCTCTTGCGATTTCGCAAAGGTTCCTGATGCTTTAGTTAATAATCCAAGTCTGACGTTTAATTTTTCAAAATTTGCTGATGTTAGTATTGCTTGTCTTCCTAAAGCTGTGACACCAATTCCAAGAATTGCACTTTTAAGGCCACCAAATGCCCTTTGAAGCCCTGATGTTTGCTGTTGAACACCTCTTAATGCTCTTGTGGCCTGCGAAGCATCAACTGTAAGTTTTACATTAGCCTGTGCCACAAATCAACAAAACCTTTTCTTATATATTACCTTTTATTTGCTCTTTGACGATTTATTTCTCTTTTTTCTCTTTCATTCTTAACTTCATAATAAGCCGCCCAAAAAATCAGTTCTTCTTCTGTAATCAAAGAACGTAATTCCTGTAAAGTTTTACCTAATTCTGTTGCGAGAAAAAATTCAAAATTTATCCAATTATCTCGCGATATTATTTTTTTGCTGTATCAACATTTAATTGAATATCAAACATAAATAATTCAATCTCATTCAATACACTTTCTGGAAGTTCTCTTTGTAGGTTTGGCGCATCTGCGGGTGCAAATGCCTTTGACCCATCTTCTAATTCTGCATTTTTACAAAGAAGATAAGTTGATATTGTCAAAGCATCATCTGTATTTGCCGCTGATTGTGCGCGAACACGATCATCCCTTGTTAAAGGCTTAAAGTATAGATCGACAATTTTTTCGCCGTTTTTATTTTTAAATTCGTATTTTCTTCTGGCTGTCATCTGATCTTTATAAGATTCAGTTAACAGGTCAATAGTTCTTTTTTGCATTGGTTGATTAGTTGACTAATAAACTCAATGTATCAGATAGCGCTTGTTATGGTACCGCTTGTAATGAAACTGATATTTATTACTTGAACTTCGCCAAGTGTTGCGCCATATTCTGCGTTTGTGATAATCCCCGCAAAGCTGATTTTCTTTGCTGAAGTTGATGAATCAGGAAACAATTCAAATAATGCGTCAGCGTTATCGCCTGTGGTTAAAACATCATCAATAAATGTTGTGTAGCCTGCGCCTGTTTCTGATGGATTGTAAAGAAGTTCCGCTGAACCTTCGCCAGCTATCAAACCGCCGATATTTGTTTTAAATGTATCGCCTTGTTTTGTTGTTTCCATCGTGTCCTTTGTTATAGACAAAGACCAAGACCTTGTTTGTCCAACGTCAGCTTCGGTGCCGCCCGCATTTTCAAACATAATTTTCCCAACATCGCCTTTGATAGCCATAACAAAAAAAGAATCTATTTATAAATATATTAACTCTTTTCAGACTTTTTTACATCTTTTTTAGGATTTTGTTGATTCTCCATATATCTTTTACAATTAGGATCCCAGTAATTAGGATCTCTGACACCTTTTACAGCTTCAATAGCGTCAAGCATTTCTTCTGTAATAACAAGCTTTGGCATGATTAAAGATCCTCATAAATTGTAAATGTTATTCTGATTTGAGTTTGAAACTTACCTTCTGGACTTGAGGTAAGAAT